ACAAAAAGGCTCTAATGCAGAGTATCTAGCACAATTAGCTATACAACAAAAAATACCTTTTGGTATTGCTAACGTCACAGATAGATCTTGGGCAAAATGGTTTGGTAGAGTTGTTGGTGTATTTCCACTGATTGGTACTGATTTAAGAGCTAATAGAGCTAATATTATGTGGTACAGTGATAAAAGAGTTATGGAAACTCTCAATGAATTAGCACCTATGGCCACTGTTATGGATGCAGGAGCACTTCTAACTGATGCCGCACAACAGAAATTTAATCAATGGTCAAGATTAAACACACAACTTTATGATGACTTTTTTGCTAGAGCAAAAGCTTTAGATGATAGTATTCCTATCGCTACAGATACATATGGTAGAAATATAAAACAAGGTTATATACCAACATTTAGAGTAAAACAATTAGCTAAAAACTATGTTGATGATTTAGGTAGAGGTAAAATTGATTTAGAATTTAATCCTAACTCAAGCGTACAGCAATTAGGAGGTTTTGAGGATTTAAGTAACTTCGAAAACTTTTTGTTATCTATGAGTAACCTACCTGAGTATCTTAATGCAGTACAATTTAGATCTTTACAAAAACAATTTAATCAAAAATGGGGAGAGTATGCTTCTAAGTATGGTGTCAAACAAGTTGACGACATAGCTACACAATCAAGACACTTTAAAAAAGCACTAGAACAAGGATTTAATGATGTCAATGAGTGGAGAGTTATAACTGGTCAAGGAGGAGAGCCAGATCCAGTTATATTGGAACAAATGAATCAAGTAAAAAATTCTTTAATTAGAGCTAATAGAGTATTTGGTTTTGGTGCAAATACATACAAATCTCCTATGGCAAAACAATTTCAAAATGTTGATCAGAACATGTTTGTTCAAGGTGGCCTACCTATGGAAGGTTGGATTTATGATGATCAATTGGCTCGATCAATATTTGATACTTTTTATAGTAATCCTAGTGCAAAAGCACTTAATGATTTATCTGCTATAGTTAAAAGAAATAAAGCTGATCCAAGCAAAGATCCTATTAATGTATCTGCTAGGGCTTTCATGTCTCAACTATGGGAGAACTCTAGTAATGCAGTTGCTTACAATAGAAAAACAGGTTCTGTTGAATTAGGTAAAGCTGATTTAACACAGAGAGTTAATATTGCAGGGGGTGGAGAGTTCGGTATTAGTTTTAATCCTAAAGATATTGTTACTGTCAATGTATTTGATCCTGCTAAATTTAGAGCAAATCTAAAGTTAGACACACAACAAGGACAAGATTTTATGAACGCTTTATGGGCACAGACCATGAAGGGAGAAGGTAAGACACTAGGTAAAAAAGGTGCTGAGTCTGCAATACAAAACTTAAATCAATTACTGAAAATAGCTGAAATTGGTTACGCAAATAAAATTGCAGAGACATCACAGTTCGTAGCTAGAAGAGCGGGTCTTGCTGGTTTCTCTGGTATCACAGGCGCTTTCTTAGCAACAGGTGCGGGTATGAGTCCTTTAACAGGTCTAGGTATTGCTTTACTTGCCAAGCATCAAGGTAAAATTTTATCTAATCCTCAATACTTAGAGTGGATGGTAAAAGGTATAGACGACTCTTTAGAAACAAAAATAAGAAGAGCTAACATGACAAAATTAGCAAGAATTATATTAGATGATCCTGACAATGAAAAAGTACAAGGACTAGACTTTGATGACCCAGAGGCCGTGATGCAATATATGTTTACTAATGAATTCACAACATCATCAGAACCCGAGGCTGATGTTGATAAGACCTTTGCACCAAACTTTCCACAAGATAATCCACCTGACATGGGACCTGTCGAAGCTGGTGGTGTAGAAAACTTTCAAAAGACATCCAGTAACAACATGTCTAATGAGGTTATAACTAAACCTAAAACAAACTTTGCAGCAAGTAATGTATCTAATCCTTTCAGACCTGTAGGTGGTAGTATGTCACCTGCTAAACGTGCAGCTCTGGCTAGTGGTGATTTATACGGAGCCATTGCAACTGCTAAAAGAGGTGGTACTATAAACAAGCAAGGCATCATGTACTTTGCAGGAAGGAGGAGACCATAATGGCAAAAAAGAAACTTTTTGGTGGTAGAAGTTTATCAAGTTTTAGAAAGAGCGTAGGCTTAGATAAAGATAAAAGTAAAGCTAGTACGACTAAACAAGAAAGAGATAAAAATATAAAGGAAGGTTATCAAGAAAAAGAGATAAAAAAACTTACACAAGTGGATACAACAGGCGGTGATACAGTGCTCTCCTTGTCTCGTGGTGATCCTATATCTAATTTTAAAGCTCAAGAAACTCCCTCCACTTTTGTTAAAGATTTAAAAAACGCTTATAAATCAGGATTATTTACTGGTGGAACAAAGACAAAAGACTTTATGGATAAATACAATCTTGATCCTAGTGACATTGTTAAATTAAGAGTTGGTATAGATCAAGGTCTTGGCACTAGAATTGGTGGTCAAGAAGGTAATATTTTAACAGACATTGTGAATGACTTACAGCTTAAGGATATTCTTACATACCGTGGTGCCTCAAGACAAGCATTATATGATAAAGCTCAAGATATTTTTGAACCAGGTATGACTAAATATGACAGAGAACCAATGACTGGTTTAATGGGATTGTCGCCTGTAGCAAATTTAGGTATTAAGGGTATGGATTTGATAGCTGGAGGTAGCTCTCAAGGTCTTAGGGGTCTTGTCTATGGTAGAGATGTACTGGGACTTACTGGTGAAGATTTAGATAATTTTGCTGCGTCAGTTGCAAATGATAATAATCTTTACAATCAAATGATGACTACACCTAAAATGCAAGAGTATGAATTAAATGAGTTTAGAGCCGAGGCTAATAAGAATGCTATGGCTCAAAGAAGAGGCGGTGACCCTGATCCGATATCAGGTAGTCAAGGCGGTGAAGGAGGAGAAGGCGGTGAAAGTGGTGATGGAACCACGGACCCCGGAACAGATCCTGTTTACACACCTCCTCCACAAAACTACTATACATTCTTTGATCCTAATCTTGGTAGATATAGATCAGGTACATATGATGAGTATCTACAATATGTGACTGCTAAAGACGGTGGTATTATACAATTACAGCAAGGTGGCACTGATGAAGATCCTATAGCTAATGCACCTGGTGGAGTTTTACCACAAGGACGTAAAGAACAATTAGAAGATTTACTTACATCTCTACAAGAAATTAGTGATATAAAACCAAATCCTAAATTTTCTTCAGAACAAGAGGGTAAAACAATGCTTATGGATGATGTAAATAAAAAAATGAATGAATTACTTCGTAATATTAAAGGTAATCCAACAACTGTTGGTTTGTCAGGGGAAGCCGTAAAGATGGCAGAAGAAGATCAACCTGCTAAAGGTATATTAAATATAGAAATACCTTCCGATTCAGGACCAGCACTACGAGAAGATTTATCACCATTAGGTAGAGTTGGTGATTCAGGTTTATCTTTACTTATGGAAGCATTGAGAAAATCAGATATAACTGAGGGTTCAGCTAATCAATTTATAGAAGAAGCATTAAATAATTTTGTAGCTGCGGGTATCATTCCACCAAACACATCTTATGATCAACTCACAGATCCTTTTAAAGATTTAGTAACTAGAGAAGCTTCTATGATAGCTAAATCCGAAAACATGAAACAAGAAATAAATATGGTTAATCCTACACCTATAAGTGATAGGAGACCTGTTAATCCTGACATCAACGATCAAATAGATGACATGATGAGAGATCAATATATGAATCAATTGTATAATCAAGCATTAGAATATCAAATGGAAAAAGAACAAGACGGCAGTACAACAATAAGAGATCCAAGAACAGGTCAAATCACAGGATTTAACGTAGCAGACGGTGGTATTATAAATTTGAAAGACGGTGGCATGAATGATATGATGGCAGCTGACAGTTTAATGTTTAAGGATCCTTCTGACGAAGGAGAATGGGAATATAATGTTTAATTTTAACACAAAGGATATGTTATGGTTAGCAGGGCTAGTTCTTAGCTTTGGTGTTACCTGGGGTATGTGGAGTGAAAGATTGAATGCTGTAGAACAAAAAGCAAATAGTGTTGCAGAAATGCAACAAGATATTGCTGTTATCAAAGTACAATTACAGTCTATGGACGACAAAATGGCCTGGATGGAAGAGTTTTTAATTAAGAATTATAAGGAGTTTTAGAATGGAATTAGATATGCCTAGACTTTTGAAGTCAGTGCGTGATCATGAAGGTTATAGGGATCAGGTGTACTTGGATTCTTTATCCAAGAGAACTGTGGGAGTAGGCCACCTCTGTGTAGAAGATTTTTGGGAAGATGATAAGAAATATTCAGAAAAGTTTTTAATGGAAATACTAGAAAAAGACCTAGAAAACGCCATATCTGGAGCAGAAGAGTTATTAAAAGAGTGCAATTTGCCTTCTTTAGCTAATGAAATCGTAGTAGAGATGGTTTTTCAACTGGGAAAAACAGGGGTCTCTAAGTTCCGTAATTTTTTAGCTGCTTTACAGGGGGATTCCCCTCAGTGGTTGAAAGCAAGCGAGGAGATGTTGGACTCACGTTGGGCAAAACAAACGCCTAATCGTGCGAAAGGCATGAGTGAAGTAATAGCTAGTTTAGCATAAGGGGGATGTATCATGTGTGAATATTGTGGTGGCGAATGCATTTGTAGATGAAACAACTATTAATAATATTAGCTTTATTTACGTCTGTAGCAATAGTTACAGACGTAAAAGCAAACACAAATACCGTGTCGTCAACAGTTTTAAACAATGCACCTGCTACAGCAAATGCACCGACCGTCCTCAACTCAAATTCTGATATTTGTAAAATCGGAATTGGCGGAAGTGTCCAGAATAATATTTTAGGTGTCGCTACAGGTTACGTCATCACAGATGAGTTTTGCGAGCGTGTTCGCACAAGTAGGGCACTTTATTCCTACGGCATGAAAGTTGCGGCAGTGAGTTTGTTGTGTCAGGACCATCGTGTCTGGACGAGTATGAAAAATGCAGGGACCCCGTGCCCAGTTGACGGACTCATCGGGGCCGAGGCGGCAGCTTATTGGGAAGAGTTCCCTGAAAAAATTCCCGAGGGATCTCCTTACAGAGAAGATTATTTGCAAGTAAAACAAGATGAAACAAAGGAGTTTAGTGATGCTAACCAGATTGCTCTTTTTAAAGCTATGTTTATTCTTACTACTGGTCTCCTCTTATTCTAAAGCAGACTGTTTGCCTGACGCAACAGGTAAAAATTTTTTAGGTCTATGTACACCAGAGACAACAACCACTGAAGATACACAAATTGACATTACTGAAGAAGATTTAGGTACAGAAATTGTTACAACAACCACAACTACTGTTACTAATACAGAAGTAACTGTTACTAATCAAAACTCTGATAATATACTTGATGGCTCAAACGGATATGTAGGCACAAGTAATGAAGGAGATATGGATATTGATTGGGGTGGCCAAGGTCCTGCTAGTATGCCAACAGGTAATGCTTGTTATGGATTAGGTTCTGATAAGTGTGCAGCTATTACAGGATCAGGTAATACTACTTCTACTATGGGAGTAGAAGGAATGGGAACAACATTCATACAGACTGTTGATTTTTCTGAACTCAATATTAGTAATGGTGGCGAAGTTAAATACTCTATAGAGGTAGACAAACAAGATGATCAAGATCGAATATACATGCACATTACAGGACTTAACGGAACTAGTCAGGTCTTTTCAGGCACTGACATCTTGTCTGAGTCTGGAGTATCAACAGGCTACCAATCTTATAACGGGTCTTTCGATTTCAGTGGTGTATTAAATAGAGTTACCATTGAAGTAGGTGGTAGAGATATCAATCTTGCCGTAGGCCCAGTCTTTGATGATGTGAGTGTGAACGTATTTTATAATGTAATCAACACAATTATTACTCAACAAATAACTACAGTAGAAGAAATTTACTACCTTAATCTTTTAGATACAGAGATAAACTTTGCAGAAGAAGTATTTGAATTTAATGACATAAGCACCAACGATGTAGGTGAGATAGAGTTTATGCCTTTTGAACCTGAGTATGAAGAAGTGACTTATGAATCTGTTGAAATAGAAATGGCAGAGATAGAACTAGAATTTGATTATGTAGAAGTATCTTATGATGTAACATATGATGCACCTCCTCCAATGGAACTATTACCACCACCTGATATGAATATGGATTTTGAAGTGCCAGTCAATATAGAAACTGTATCTATAGAGATTGAAATGGAGATGAATTTAGAATTACCTTCACTAGAAGATATGCCACCCCCTCCTGATATGATGGCCTCAGTAGAAGAGGTAGCACCACCAATGGAGATGGATGACGTGCCTCCGCCCATGGAAACAGAACCTGAAGTAGAAATTGAAGTAGAACCTGTTGAAACAGAAGTAGAAGAAACCAAACCACAAATAGAAGAAGTTCAAGAAGAACCTGAGATGACGGAACCCGAACCTGAAGAAACTGTTGAAGAAGCACCAGAAGAGGTAGAAGAAGTTGAAGAGGTAGAGGAGACAAAAGAACCTGAAGAAGAAGCTCCTGAAGAAGTTGAAGAAACTAAAGAAGAGCCTAAAGAAGAGCCTAAAAAAGAAGAAAAGAAAGAAGAGCCTAAAAAAGAGCCTAAAAAAGAACCTTCTGCTAAAGAAAAAGCAGCTACTAAAATAGTCAAAAAGATTGACGATAAGGCTAGATATGATGATGCTGCTCAAACAAAAACGTTGATTGTTATGCAAATTCTTGGTAATACAAAATCATTCTTTGATACTCAGTCTTATATACAAGATACAAACGTTACAGAATATTTAAACAAGACAATAGATGATCAATATGGTATGTTATTTGACATGGCACAAGGACAGATAATGGATGATATGGTGAACTCACAATGGCAGAAGTCTCAATAGGAGGTGTGTCCTTTAAAGGAGGACGCATGATGGCAATCATCCTAGCACTAAGTAGTGCTGTAGGAGTTTTGTATGGCGGTTTTGAGGCATTCAAAAAATTCCAGGACATGTCTGAAAAAATTGAGGCTTATACCGCCCCTGATTTGTCTGGGTTTGACAAGAAGATTGCTATTGTAGAAACTCAAACAAATGCACAAGTAGAACTTGTATCACAACAACTAGATGCTTTGAAAAGCGAACTAGAAATTATATTGGGTGAAATAGACCTAATAAGTCAGGTTAGTCGGGAACTTAAAGATGATCTTAAAACAGATTTAAGGGCTGTTGAAGGAGATGTGCGTCACATTACTGAGATTGTAAATGACGTAGAAGATAGACAGAAAGAAGACTCTCGTGAACTAATTTCAGAACTGAAATTATTAGAAGAGAAGTTAGAATTAATGATTAATAAGGCATTGAACAATCCACTTAGTGGTATGTCAGCCAAAACAAAATAGTATTTGATTTCCAATAAAACAAAAAAATTAATCTATAGTGAAGTTAGACTTTGGTCTAAACATTATTTAGAAGTTCCCAATAAACATCTTAATAGATTACCTGCTTGTCCTTACGCAGCTAAGGCCTGGTTTGATAACAAAGTAGATATACAGGTTAGACCTCCTGAGTTTGGATACACAAGAAGCCTACACAAAGAAGTTAAGAAGATAAATTTTGCTAAAAAAGAGATACTTATATACTGTGATGTGCACTATAAAGAATATAGTCTTAATAAATTTCAAAGAATTATTGATAACTTCAACAGAAAGTATAACAAAAAAGATATATATTTTATGGGATTTCACCCCTACAATCCACCTAATGAAGAAGAACAAGAGTTTCTGTTAGATCCCACGGGAGATACAACAGACCTACCCGATTCAAAAATAGAATTTTCTATGATGCTTATACAAAAGTTCTCGCAATTATATGAAGCATCTGATAGACTTCACCGCATGGGCTATTACGACAAATGGCCTAAAGATTACTACCATGAGGTAGTATCGTCTAGACAAAAACAATATAAAAAGCTTTTTATGTAAGGAGGCTAACATGGTCGGAATGGCTAAAAAGAAAAACGTCATGAAAAAAATGCGTGGTGGCGGAATGGCTAAAAAGAAAAACGTTATCAAGAAGATGGGTGGCGGAATGGCTAAGAAGAAAAATGTCATGAAAAAAATGCGTGGCGGTGGAATGGCAAACAAAAAGAAAAAATAATACTTCACCACCCCTTTTTGGGGTGGTATCACACTAACCAATTTTTTAAATCTTCTCCTAAGACTTCTGTTGCAATATCAATTTTAGATCTTAAACACTGTACGATTTTTTCATCTACAGTTTTCTCTGCAATAAAATCAACATAAGTAACTTTTTGTTCTTGGCCTATTCTATGTGCTCTATCTTCTGATTGTAATCTTATCTCTAAGTCGTAACTGTTGCTATAATACACGACAGTGTGACTAGCAGTAAGAGTGAGACCATAGCCTCCGGTCTTTGGGTTAGCGACCAAATATTTAAGAGTATCTTCTTTATCTTGAAACCTAGATATAATTTTATCCCTTTCGTCCATAGGCGTATCACCATAAAAGCTAGATACAGTTTCTGTTCCATATTTTTTCTCCAATTCCTTTGTAATGTTTTTTATATCGTGTCTATAGTTTGCCCAAATAATAACTTTATCATCTGTCTCTTCTAAAAAATTTAAAAGTTCTTTGATACGATTATTTTTTATTTCTATAACTTTACCATCATCTGTAGTCATGTGACCACAGGTTATCTGATGAAGTCTCATCATCTGTGTTAAAGCAGAAAAGGCTGTCATTGAATTACCTTCTAACTCAGCAACAGCAAACTCTTTCATTTCTTTATATGCTTTTACTTGATCAGGTGTGAGTTCTATAAATCTTTTTGTATATAACTTTTCTGGTAAATCCAAACAATCTTGTTTGAGAACCCTGGTAGAGAAAGATTCTAACTTACCATTAAGTTCATCAAGTCTCACATATTTTATAATGTGATTATAACTATGTGCACCACCAGCTGCGTTTCGCTGTGACATCAATGCATATCTTGATTTGAAAGCCCAGAAAGAAGTATATCCTAGTAGATCTTCGTTCAAGAAACCACACTGAGTATATAAATCTAAAGGTGATTTAGTAACAGGAGATCCTGTTAATATTCTTCTATACCTGGCATGTTTACCAAGTTTAATGGCACTCTTAGTTCTAGTTGCTGTGGGTGATTTAATTGTTGTAGACTCATCCACAGCCATCAAAGTTGAATGTGCTTTTAAAAACTCTAATGCAGCTGAGTATCCTTTTGTAGTGCTTAACGCTTCTACGTTTATTAAAAATATCTTTAACTTTTCAGAGAAGACATTCAAAGATTCTAATAACTTTTTTTGTTCTTTATTAGGAGTTGGAGTCCAACATACTATTGTGTGATCTACTCTATCAGGCAAATGTTTAGGTAATTCTGATATCATCCAGTTCCTGTAAACACCCTTTGGTGCAACAATGAGAGCACCATTAATTTTTCTTTTTTCATGTAACATAGCCATGTTATCAATCAATACTTTTGATTTACCTGTTCCCATCTCCATAAAAAATGCATAGGATTTTTTATCCCAACACTTTTCTAATACTGTTTGTTGATGTAAAAACGGTTGTGTTTTATATGTATAATCATTCATTTCTATATTCTCCTTAATTCTCCCATAAATATATACTTGCAAAAAAAATAAATCAAGTGTATATTAAATTAAGAAAATAGAATGACAGTTTACGTAATACAAGAAATGCCTTACAAAGACATCCTCAGTGCTGAGGAGTATGGCAAATTAATTCCTCTCATACCACCTGGCTATCAATTATTATTAAGCTCTGATTCTATTGTAGATCAATTAAAAAAAGGTCTAAAAGATTTTTCAGATGACGATTATTTATTGTTAATTGGTGATCCCTCAATTATTGGTATTGCATGTTCAGTTGCATCTGATATAAATATGGGATATTATAAAGTTCTTAAATGGGATAGAAAACGTGAAAAGTATCATCCTATTGAGATTAATATAAGGAGAAATGAGAATGACGAAAATAAACTTTGAAGATGATGTCTTTTCAGATGTCGATGACACCTCACTAAAAGCACTTGCTGATAAATGCAAACAACTTGAGTTTGCAGAACAAGAAGTTGCTGAACTTGAAGATTCACTAAAAGAAAAAAAAGAAGCTGCAAGAAAATTGTCTGAAGAAGACATTCCTCTTTTCTTAGCTGAAAAGGGTTTGTCTAGTATTACTTTAGATAATGGTACTGAAGTAAAAATATCAGAAGAGATAAGACCTGGCGTAAAGGTTGCTGACAGACCTTTCTGTTATGCATGGCTCAGGGACAACGGATATGGTGACATAATTAAAAATAATGTCTCAGTATCTTTTGGTATGGGTGAAGACTCACAGGCACTTAAATTAAAAGCAGCTATACAAGATTTAGGAATGGTAGGAGCAGAAAAAGAAGATGTTCACTATCAGACTATGAAAGCATTCGTAACTGAGCAACACAAAAAGGGCGTGTCTTTGCCAGACGAATTTGGTGTGTATGTAGCCAATAAAACAAAACTCGTACAGAAACGAAAAATATAATAAGGAGTAACGAATGACGCAAAACGCACAGACGAAACCTCAACAAGAAGTTGTTGAGAAAAAAAATACTTCTATCGTAGAAGTAGGAGCCTTTGAAGCAGATGCTTCCTTAGGTCTCCAAGACTTACAACAAGATGATCTAGCAACACCAAGGATAAAAATTCTTATGAATGGTTCCGATGAGTTAGAGGCTGATGAAAACCTCAAGATGGGACAAATTTATAACAATGTTACTGGTGATGCTTTTGATGGCAAAGAAGGTATTATAGTTGTGCCTTGTGCTTATCAAAGACAGTATGCAGAATGGCTTCCTACTAGAGGTAAGGGTAATCCACCTCAAGCCACTTACGATGCTAATAGTGACATCTTGACTAAGACTACTAGAAATAAAGAGGATAATAAGGATTATCTAGAAAACGGTAACTATATTGAAGCAAATGCAAACCATTTTGTAATTGTATATGATTCAAAGACAGGCGTTGGCACTCCTGCTTTAATCACAATGAAATCTACTCAACTCAAGAAGAGTAGAAAATGGAACTCCATGATGCTTAATATCAGGATACCAGGCTCTAATGGACCTTTTAATCCTCCTTCATTTAGCCATATGTACAAACTCAAAGTCAAAAAAGAAGACAATGATAAGGGTAAATGGTTCGGTTGGGAGATTGAATTAGTGGGACCTGTGACTAACATGGACTTGTATAATCAAGCAAAACTTTTTCATACAAGTATCAAATCAGGTGAGGTACAAGCTAAACCAGAACAAGACCAGGAATCATCTGGTACAACTCAAACACCATTCTAATTTAACTAGGGGGCTAACGCCCCCTTTTTTAACAAAGGTAGGAAATGTTAGAATACGATATTGGTACGTTTAAAAATATTTTTAGAGGCTTGGATAGAGCCTATGGACAATATCGTGTTGGTGAACAAAAAGAAAATGGTAAGCAAGGAGGTAAGGCTTACATAACAAAAGGTCAGATTACTGATCAAATGTGGCACGATCATCTAGAAGGTAATGATCCTAGTCTAGGTATTATTCCTATTATGGATGACTCTAAATGCTACTGGGGTTGTATTGATGTTGATATGTACCCTCTTAATCTCAAAGAATTAGTACAAAGAATAAATAAAAAGGGACTGCCTTTGGTAGTGTGTCGATCTAAATCAGGTGGTGCACACATATTTATCTTTACAAAAGAGCCTGTCACGGCTTCTTTAATGCGTGACAAATTAGCAGACATTGCAGCTTTTCTAGGTT